TTCTGGACGGACGGAAGACTTGCACTCGGAGGTTAGTAAAGCCGCAGCCAGATGAAAAGCATACATACCCGCTCGGTTTTGTTACCGACAGTACAGAGAAGAAAAAGGTAGGAAGATTTGGATTTGGCATTGATGAATATGGTGGTTCTATTCAATACGAAAAGCCACCGTATCAGCCGGGCGATATCCTGTATGTCCGGGAAACATGGTGTAAGGGATATTTGATGAATGCAAAAGAAAGATATTATTACAAAGCAGATGATAATGATTTCCTTTGCACATGGCACCCGTCCACCAACATGCCAAAACAAGCCGCACGTATCTGGCTCCGGGTTATGGACGTGAGGGTAGAGCGGTTGCAGGAAATAACCGCAGAGAGTGCTTTAACTGAGGGAGCAGATAAGTACATTCATGCAAATGGAACATTAAATGAAGACCAAACAATCACATCGTTTATAGGGATTTGGAACAGCACCATCAAGAAATCCGACATTGACCGCTACGGTTGGGATGCGAATCCTTATGTATGGGTAATTGAATTTGAACGGTGTGAGAAGCTGAAAGGAGCGTGATGCAGATGGAACGAGTTGATTATACCGCCCTGTATGCCGAGAATGAGGACTTTAAGCGTTACGTTGACCGCTACTGTACCAAGCATCGTGTAAGCGTGGATGAAGCATTACAGCATTACCTGGTGCAGATGGCAGGCAGGATGTACAAGGAACAGGAAGAAACTATTGTAAGAAAGGAATAAAGAATGCCCGGTAAACCGGGTTGGTGCGCAGTGAATAGGGGTGGCGTACCGAAAAATTACAACACCGTGGCGATAAGGCTTATTGATAAGCGTATGTAGAGCAAACGAATGGTGATCCAAGATACAGCATTTGTAGCGTGGTGTTATGGCAGAAAAGCTAAAGGTATGTTGGATCAGCGCAGGAGTATCATCTTTTATGGCGGGATACCTTGCAGGAGATGTTGATAAGTGGATTTACATTGACATTGCCGACCAACATGAGGATAGCATGAGATTTATCAGAGATTGCGAAAAAGCAATCGGAAAAGAAATTGAGGTACTTAGATCTACGGAATATGGATGTGTGGAAGAGTGTGTCCGAGCGTTCGGAGGATTCCGCAGCGCAGGCAATGGGTTTGCCCCATGTACGAACTGGCTGAAAAAGCGTGTCCGTAAGCAATGGGAGCAGGAACATAAGCAATATGACCTGACTTATGTTTGGGGATTTGACCTGAAAGAACGCAACCGGGCAGAGCGGACGATAGAGAGCAATCCACAAGCGGAGCATGAATTTCCGCTGATTGACCGGAACCTGTCAAAGGAAGAGGTTCACGGACTGTTTGAAAGAACGTTTTCTTTTCCCCGACCGAAGATGTATGACCTGGGATATCCGAACAATAACTGCATCGGATGTGTCAAGGGTGGTATGGGATACTGGAACAGGATCCGCAAGGATTTCCCGGAAGTGTTTGAGAGCCGGGCACACTTGGAACGACTGGTTGGGTATTCCATTTTGAAAGAGAATGACGGGACGCCGTTATATCTTGACGAACTGGATCCCAACCGTGGAGACATGAACAAAGAAATATTCCCGGATTGTGGAATCATGTGCTATTTAGCACAGAAATAAGAGAAAGGAGCCGAGACTCTGCGCAGAGTGAAGCATATGCGGTCTCCTTGAAAAATGAAAAAATTAAAATGTGAGATTTACAGAGATTCAATGCAGAACTATAAGAAATATGCCATACCTCCGGCACAGCTTATCATTGCAGATGTCCCGTATAATGTCGGCAAGAATTTCTACGGCAGTAACCCTATGTGGTACAACGGTGGGGATAACAAGAACGGTGAAAGCAAACTTGCAGGAAAGGCAGCATTCAATTCTGATTTCAACTTCAATCTGTATGAGTATTTCCATTTCTGCTCAAAGATGCTGAAAAAGGAAGACAAGAATAGCGTTACCAGGGGAAGAAGTAGCCAAAGTCCTTGCATGATTGTGTTCTGCTCTTTTGAACAGATGCCTACGCTGATTGATGCCGCCTATAAACATGGATTCGTCCATTACATACCGTTGGTATTTGTTAAAAATTACAGTCCGCAGGTGCTTAAGGCAAATATGCGTGTGGTTGGTGCTACTGAATATGCTCTTGTGTTCTACCGTGACAAGCTGCCGAAGTTCCGAAACGGTGCAATGGTTGACGAGGACGGAAAGACGATCCGTGGCACTGGGAAAATGATTTTTAACTGGTTCAGTTGGGAGAAAGACGGAAAAGATATTCCGAAAATCCATCCGGCACAGAAGCCGGTAGCGGTGCTGAAAAAACTGATAGAGATTTTTACAGATCCCGGTGATGTAGTGATTGATCCTTGCTGTGGCAGCGGTAGTACCTTAAGAGCAGCCGCAGAGATCGGGAGAAGTGCATTCGGATTTGAGATTGACCGCAACTTTTATCAGAGAGCCAAAAATGAGATGATTGTCTTTGAAAGAGATAATCAGAATAGTTTTGAGGATATTCCGGGGGTGATGCCGTAATGGATTTTGGATATTACAACATGGATTGCATGGATGGGATGAAAGAGTTCCCGGATGGTTACTTTGACCTTGCGATTGTGGATCCACCGTATGGGATTGGAGAAAATGGGGATAAAAACCATACAAGAGGTAAACTGGCAAAAGCAAAGGATTACAAGAGTTTTAGCGGAATGGATATAAATCCACCAAACGAAAAATATTTCGATGAACTGTTTAGAGTGTCAAAAAATCAGATTATTTTTGGGGCAAATCATTTTATAAGCAAAATGCCGTTTGATAGTAGTTGTTGGATTGTTTGGGATAAAGATAATGGAAATACTGATTTTGCTGATTGTGAACTTGCATGGACTTCGTTCAGTACTGCAGTAAGGAGGATTAAATATAGGTGGAACGGAATGCTTCAGCAAAATATGAAACACAAAGAAAACCGTATTCATCCTACACAAAAACCAGTGGCACTATATGAATGGCTCCTAAACCGCTATGCAAAGCCCGGAGACATTATCTTGGACACACATGTAGGAAGTGCTAGTAGCTTGATAGCCTGCTACAGAACCAACCATCCATATGTTGGCTTTGAACTGGACAAGCATTATTATGATTTGTCCAAAAAGAGATTAGATGCAGAAATGGTACAAATGCGATTATCTGATATTATGCCGGAGGTGATGCCATGATTAACGGAGAATTGATTGTTGACAACTTTGCTGGTGGTGGAGGTGCGTCCACCGGAATAGAGATGGCAACCGGATACAGTGTGGATATTGCCATTAACCATGATCCGGAAGCTATCCGGATGCACAAGGCTAATCACCCTAACACAAAGCATTACTGTGAGGACGTATGGCAGGTAGATCCGGTTGCAGCATGCAAAGGTCATCCGGTAGGTCTTGCCTGGTTCTCACCGGACTGCAAACACTTCAGCAAAGCGAAAGGCGGTAAGCCAAAGGATAAGTTTATCCGTGGTCTTGCCTGGGTAGCCTGCAGGTGGGCTGGACTGGTACGACCAAGAGTGATTATGTTGGAGAATGTGGAAGAATTTAAGACCTGGGGACCACTAAACAGAGGGCATCATCCCATTAAGGTAAAGCAGGGTAAAACTTTTGAGAAGTTTGTCCAGCAGCTTACAGATTTAGGCTATGAGGTGCAATTCAAGGAGCTGATTGCTGCTGACTACGGTGCACCCACCATGCGAAAGAGATTTTTCATGATCGCCCGGTGTGACAGAAAGCCTATTGTCTGGCCAGAGCCAACACACGGACCGGCAGACAGCGAAGCGGTTAAGGCTGGTCTGCTCAAGCCGTATGTTGGTGCATACACGCAGTTAGACTTTTCTCTCCCGTGTCCCAGTATCTTTGACACCTCGGAAGAGATCAAGGAGAAATACGGGATCCGGGCAGTACGGCCACTGGCACCTAAGACGATGGAGCGGATCGCAAGAGGACTGAAAAAGTTTGTGCTTGAGAATCCCGAGCCGTTTATCATCCAGTGTAACCACGGCGGCGAGCGCAGACCAAACGATATCAGAGAGCCGATGCCTACTATAACCGGAAAGCACGGTTACGGTGTGGTAGAACCCTACATGATTCCTATTGGATATGGGGAAAGAGACGGGCAAGCACCCAGAGTACATGATATAGAGAAACCATTGCCAACCATAGTTGGAAGTGGAAAACATTATCTGTGCGAGCCGTACATGGTACAGATTGGGCAGACTGGATTTACGGCAGACAGAAGCAAGGATGTGAGAGAACCGCTCACAACCATAGTAAGCAAGAATGAACATTGCCTGATAAGTCCTACTCTGATCCAGTACCATTCCGAGACGGCGCAGGGAGAAGTCCGCGGGCAGACCATAAAAGATCCGATCATGACCGTGGATGGATCGAACCGGTATGGACTGGTTACCTCATTTCTGCATAAGTATTATGACGGTGGCTACAAGGGAGCAGGAGAGAGCATGGAGAAGCCATTGCCGACAGTCACCTCATGGGACCATAACAGTGTGGTGACGGCAAACTTGATCCAGATGAATAATCACTGTGACGGCCGGGACGTGAGGGATCCAATACCTACAATTACAGCCGGCGACGGGCACTTCGGAGAGGTTAGAGCCTTTTTAATTAAATATTATGGGGATGCTACCGGTCAGGACATTGAGCAACCGCTTGATACGGTTACGACCAAAGACAGATTTGGGTTGGTGACAATTGAGGGCGTGGATTATCAGATTGTGGATATCGGGCTTCGGATGCTGGAGCCGCGGGAACTGTACGGATGCCAGGGATTCCCTGATGACTACATAATTGACCATGATTACACCGGAAAGACCTACCCGCGCAGTGAACAGGTCCGCCGATGTGGCAACGCTGTTTGTCCGCCTATACCTGCAGCACTGGTAAGAGCAAACCTGCCGGAATTATGCGTGGCAGAGCGTACACCGAACATGAGAATAGAAGCAGAGCAGACCGGGCAACTCCGGTTTGCGTAGGAGGATATATGGGAAAGAGACATTTAACACCGGCAGAGATCAAAGAGCAGTGCAAGCGGATCGCCCGGGAAAGCCGTATGGCTGACCGGACACCCTGGACAGCAATGGGAATCATCTGCAGCTATGTGATCATGTGCCGGGAGGGATTCAAGGGGCAGCGGATCTCCCGACTGGCGAACAAGGTTAATGAGATGGAAGCGGACTGGTCCGCGGGCAAGATTGATATGAAAGAGATTAGCCAGCGCCTGATGGATAAGGCTGGATGGTCCATTGAGTATAAAGCCTATACCGAGGATGACATCACCGCCCGGAAGGGGTCCTATCAGTACTGGCTTGATCAGAAGCAGATTGCACCGCAGAATACCATCAATGAGCAGGCAACGAGGTATATGCTGTTTTTCTTTACCTCTTTGATGGACGAGTATGGATTCGGCAAAGACCGGCTGACCAGGGTCGAAGAATACATGAATGAGCTGTTGCTGTCATACCAGCAGGACAAAACTACCGTCCGGGAATGGTCCCATGCGTTGCTCACAGAAGCAGGAGTAGTTATGGAGCCTCCGGTGGATCCGCTGACGCAGACCGCAGGCAGCATAATGACTGGCTGATTTGAAATCCTTGGAAGAAAGTAAAATCAGGAATTAAAAAGTGAAATTGATATTTGAGTTGTTGCTTGGAAATTCAAAATCGAACTGGTAAATTTTCTTTACCAGTTGGGAAAATTGAACTACCGAATAAAGTTCGGTAGTTCGGCAAGTTAAAAGGTGGTGAAAATTATGGCTATAAATGCAAAATGTAATGACTGTGAGGAACCAACGAAATATGGGGTTGGCTTTTTCGATGGCAAGAATGGAATCCACGGTTGCCTTTATGATTGCCACAACGAGGAATGCACAATAAAGCAAATAATGGAAGCATCTG